ATTGATTACGGAAATGATGTTTACGCTAAGGGTACTAACCTTTCGGGTACTGTTGAAACCGATATGATTTTAAATGAGGATCAATTAAACGCAATAAAAAAAGGTTGGGCAGATAAATATTCAGGGCCCAACAATCAACAAGGCGTAGCATTCCTACAGGCTGGTTTTAAATTTAAACCAGTATCTTCAAAATTAGATGCAGCTGATATTGACGCAAGAAAGTTAACTATTGAGGATATTTCTAATTTAACTGGCGTTCCAGGCTTTCTTTTATTGGGACAAAACAATATTTCTGCAACAAACATTGAAATATTAAATAGAATCTTTGTTCAATACACTTTAAGGGCTTGGACTAAAAGAATAGAAAACGAGTTTAACACAAAGTTATTTCCACAAAAGGATTGGGGCAAATATTTTGTTAAGTTAGACTTAGATGAGTTGTATAGAGGTGATGTAATGGCGCGTGCAGAATTTTACACTAAACTTTATAATATTCGAGCGATTGCACCAAATGAAATCAGAAATCTTGAAGGATTTAATCCTTATGAAGGTGGTGACAAATTTGGCATGCCATTAGCATCTAATAGTAAAGAAGTCACTAATCAAAATAATTAGCGATGCCTTATAAAACTTACCCTCAATCCGCAAGCAATGCAGCGAAGAAAGCTTTGAAACATAAAGAAGATGATGGCAGTAAGTGTGGTACATCTGTTGGTTGGAATAGAGCAAGGCAGTTAGCAAATAGAGAAGCATTGAGTGACGATGAAGTAATAAGAACTTTTAGTTTTTTAAGTCGCGCAAAAGTTTATGACCAGGGCAAATATTTTGATGAGAATGAAAATGAAATTTGCGGCTCAATAATGTATGATGCCTGGGGCGGTTCAACGATGTTACCTTGGGCAGAAAAAACAGCTAATAAAATTATGGAAGACAGGTCAAATAATAATCAAATGGAAAGAAGATATTTTAATATCGAATTTAAAAGCGATATAGAAACTAGGGAAATAACTGGCATAGCTTCATCATTGAATAGAGCTTATGATATGGGTAGTTTTGATGAAGAAATAGACATGGATGCCTTTAATGATGCTGATTTTTCAGAGGCAGCCGCTTTATTTAATCATGATCAAAATATCGTGCTTGGTAGAGTTAAAAACAATACTTTAGTTATAAAAAGAGATGGAAACGCGTTGGTTTATAATATTTTTCCCCCGGAAACCCATGCAGCCGAAGATGTAATGAAGCTAATTAAAAGAGGTGACATTTATCAATCTTCTTTTGCTTTTTCATTAATGGAAAATGGTGACAGATGGGAAATGAAGGACGGGAGAATGAAAAGAACGATTACAAAGATTAATAAAGTTTACGATGTTAGCCCGGTAACTTACCCAGCTAATCCAAATACTACTGTAGCTTCAAGAAGCATGGAAAGACATATTCAGCAAAATGAAAAAGCGGAATGCAATTTCAATGAGTTTGTTGAATTTTTAAACAATTTAAAAAAATATTAACATGTTAAAATCCGATGAATTAAAGCAGTCGCGTTCCGCTAAAATAGAAGAAATGCGATCTTTAATTTCTGCCATTGAAACATTAGGGGCAAATGCCAACGATGAACAAAGGTCGAAATTAACAACTATTAGGAATGAGGTTACTAATATTGAAAGTGACATTGAAAATCACTTGATGTTAGAAGCCGAAGCCAAAAGAATGGCGGCTCCTGCTACTAGGGGTAACGAAAACAAAGTTAGCGATGAGCAAAGAGTGAAGAAAAATTACTCATTCCTTCGTGCCGCTAACTTAGTAGCCAACAACAAAAACTTAGACGGCTTAGAATTGGAAATGCACCAGGAAGCCGAAAGAGAATTTAAACAGGCTGGTATTTCTGCTTCGGGAAATCTTTACATTCCTAAAATGATTGTAAAGAACGAAAAAAGAGATATGACTGTTAGCTCCGCGGCTGGTGGTGGTAATACTGTACCGACTATTTTAGGTGATTTGATTCCATTTCTTGACCCTAGATTAGCGGTTATTCAGGCAGGTGCAACTTTGTTGACTGGCTTAACAGGTAACTTAGATTTTCCGCGTAATGATGCTGCGGCTACTGCGGTTTGGGAGACTGAAAATTCTGCCAACGATGAAACAAGTCCAACTTTTGACAAAATTAGTATGTCTCCAAATCGTTTGGGTGCATTTACTGATATTTCAAAACAGTTGCTTGTTCAATCGTCTATTGACGTTGAAAATTTCGTAAGAAATCGTTTGAGCGAAGCAATTAATAGAGCATTAGATTATGCTTTGATTAATGGCGATAATTCAACCCAGCCATTTTATGGTATTTTAAATACTCCTGGCATTGGTTCAGTTGCTATTGGTACCGATGGCGGTCCGTTAACTTACAAGCACATTATTGACCTTGAAACTGAATTAGCTACTGATAATGCTGATTTTGGTACTTTAGCATATCTTACTACTCCCGGAGTGAGAGGATTTTTAAAGAATACTGAAAAAGCTTCAGGTACTGCCCAGTTTGTTTGGTCAGATGGTGCGCCTCCTGTTGGCCAGCAAGGCATTAGAACTGATTTGTTAAATGGGTATCGTGCTTATGTTTCAACACAAGTTCCAAACAACCTTACTAAAGGTAATGGCACTGATTTGCATTCAGTAATTTTCGGAAACTTTGCCGAAATGCTTATTGGTCAGTGGGCTGGCTTAGATGTTGTGGTTGATCCTTATTCATCTAGCAAAAACGCGTTAGTTACTATTGTAGTTAACTCATGGTGGGATGCTGCGGTACGTCACGCTGCTTCATTTGCGGCTATTAAAGATGCAGATATTACTGGCATATAAAAATTAAAAAAATGAAGAATATTTTAATTGGTTTGTTTGTTTTTGCCGCGATTGGATTGACGGCTTTTGTAAACGACCGAAGCAAAACACTTGATGCAAATTATGATGACGCTTCAAGTACATTTTATAGCTATTCAGTAAGTGACACGATTACTAACACTGAAATAGACACTATTACTATTCCAGTGAGCTTGTTAAGCCCATGGAAAGGTTATTGGTCTATTGTAGCTACTAACTTGTCAGGCACTACTTATATTTTGCCTACTGTTTTACAGGCTGCTAGTTCAACTGATTATACTAACGTAGCTACATTGGACACATTAAACGTAAATGGTTTAGTGCAATCTAATGAAGATACATATATCGGTGGTACTAAATATAGATTAGTGTTAACTGGTGTTGGTACTCAATCAACCAGATATACTGCTTATTTTGTTGCTAAAAACGAATAAATGAAAGTGAGATTTATAAAATCTCCTTCAGGTTCGCCTCATTCCCTTGGATATTTTCAGGGGGATGAGGCAGAACTAAACGAGATTACTGCAAAAGAATTGATTAGGCTAGAAATAGCCATTGAAGTAAATGATAAGCCAAAAGAAATAGAGGCTAAAACAATCATTGAAAATACAAGTAGCACCAAACCAAAAAAAGCTATTAAGAGATGAAACCTTGGAGAGTAACCGTTGACCAGACAAATGAATTATGGACTTTAAGCGAAGTCAAAAATTATTTAAAAGTTGAGGATTCAGCGGACGACTCTTTAATCACTACAATTATTAAAGGTGCTAGAGAAGCTGTAGAAGCTAGGCAAAATATTAGCACTTTAAATAAAACGATTGTACAAAGATTAGAAAGATTTCCATCTTCTTATAAGGTTGCTACTGATTACGAAAATGTAATTAAATTATTAGTTTACCCGGTAATTAGTGTTACTTCAATTACATACTTAGACGAAAATGGGAATATCCAAACATTACCACAAAATTTATACGAAGTTGACACATATAGAGGGATAATAGGTGAAGCAGTTGACCAGGACTTTCCAGATACTTATCTTTCATTGAATGATGTTACGATTACTTATGTGGCGGGATTTGGAACAAGTGCAACAAGTTGCCCGACTGATATTAGAATAGCTATTTTAAAAATGATAGCTAATATTTACGAGAATAGGACTGATAGTGTTTATAAAATGCCTACGGCTTCGGATGTTATGTTAAACAGACACAAATATGACTGGGTATAATAAGAATGAAGTTATTGGTAAAATGAGGGATCGGATTATCCTTCAAAATGTTACACGAACAAAAACGTTAACAGGTTTTACAACCGAAGCATGGACAAACACAGCTACTATTTGGGCTTATGTGGATAGTAAACTATCTCGCTCAAATGAAACAGTAATTGAGGGTAAAAATACCGTTAAGAATGTTATTGAATTTACCATTAGGTATAATTCAAGTATCACCGAGGAATCAAGAGTAATTTTTAACAACAAAGTATATCAAGTAAAAAATTTAGCCATAAGTCATGATAAGCGATTTATTGACTTTACTGGTTTTTATTTTGATAGCTACGCAACCGTTTAATTATGTTTATCAAACAAGCAAGGTTAGACAATCTTAGGAGACTTCAAGCCCAAACCCAAAAAAAGGTTACAAAAAAGGGTAGTTTACTTGCTATTTACAATCTTGCAGAGGCTGTAGTTGAACTTGATGACTTAATGAAGAAAATTACTATTGATAAAAGAAAAGAAATAGCAAAAGCAGCCGAACCAATAGCTTTAGCGGCTTATAAAAATCAAGTACCTATTTCAAAAAAGCCACATAAATATTATGTTAAGGGCGAAGGCTTAGTTTACAATATTATGCCCGGTAACTTACAACGTTCTATTAAAATTATATCAGACGTAAAAAATTTAAAAAAAGCTACTTCCTCAATAGGGCCTTTATATCAACCACAAGGTAAAGGTGCTACGTTAGGAAGCGAAGGTAAGAGCGATGGTTTTTATGCGCACATGATTTACGGAAGTACTAAAGCATGGGTTAGAAAAGTAAAAAACAAAGCTGAAAGGGCTAGTCAAATGGCTGTTATTCAAAAGATGTCGCAAGAAGCATTAAGAATGGCACAACAATACCCGCGTAAATTCTGGGAGCTATGATAGGTAAACTAATATATGCAAGATTGTCAACGGCTTCAAATATTACTGCCATTATTAGCACTAATATCTACCCTGATATTACGCCTCAAAATGTTGATTATCCATTTATTGTTTATTCTATCATTGATAGCAATCCAGTTGACTTTAAAGACGGACAAAGTAATTTAGAAGAAATTGATTTGCAAATAGACGTTTATACCCAAAATTACGACACTACGCAAAACCTATCTAATTTAATTAGAAATAGATTGGACAGATTTGTTGGTACACTTGAAGGTGTTGAGGTGCAAACTATAAAATATGTTAGACAAAGCTCACAGGTATTTAATGCAGAACTTTCTGTTTATTGGGTCAGTATTGATTTTATGATAAAAATGAAAAGATGAAACTAAGGCTTTTAAAAGAATGGAATGGAAAACAACCGGGTAACACTGGCGTTTTTCTTTCGGAATATGGGGAACAAATGATAAAGGATGGGTTTGCAGAACTACTTGATGAAGATTTTGTAGTGGAAGATATGCCTAAAAAAGAGGAGGTAAAACAAGATCCTGTTTACATTCCTATTCCTGTTCCTGCTGAATATTTCCAAAACGATGAAGAAGAGAATATTACTAAACCAAAAAATAAATAAAAATGGCAACTACTGGAATAATTAATGGTACGTTGATGCGCTTGTACAAAGATAGTACGGCTATCGGTTACGCAACTTCGTGCCAAATGAACATTTCATCTGCTATGCGTGAAATTCTTACAAAGGATTCTGCGGCAGGTGGATGGAGAGAAGTAAAAAAAGGACAACTTTCAGGTACACTTTCTACGGAGGCGTTGTATGCGGGCCCGGGCGATGCTTCAACAAACTATTTGTTTGATGATTTATTTACCGACCTTGTAGCTGGTACCGCACTTACCATTAAATTCACTACCGACGTTGTGGGCGATAATGTTTACACAATGAGTGCCATTTGTACATCATTAGACCTTAACGCTGGTGTGGAAGAAAATGTAAGCTATTCAGCTTCATTTGAAGTTACGGGAGCTATTGTGAAAACTACTAAAGCATAATTTAAAAATTACCTAAAATGAAAACAATAAAAATAGCTAATGCGGACATTCCAATTAAATTTGGTATGTTCGTTTTAGGTACATTTTTAAGGGAAAGGAAGCTTAAATTAAGTGACCTTTCCCTCCTTGGCGAAGATTTACTTTTAGCACTTGAACTTGCTTTTGCAGGTGTTCAACAAGGGTACAAAACTAAAGGAGAAAAATGTCCCTACGATTTACAATCTTTTTGCGATTTGGTCGATACTGATATGGGTGGTATAGCTCGTATAATGGAAATGATTTCAAACGAGATTTCACCTCCTGAAGATGAGACCCAAAAAAACGTAGTGGCGAAGGCGGAGAACTTACCCTTGAATACATCGAGCGGTTTTGTTTCGGAGTTTTAAGATTCCCTCCTTCGCAATACAATGACATGAGTTTTAGGGAGGTTGTTATGGCTATGCAAGGCTTTAATAATCATTTACAAAGTCAGAATGAAATAGAATGGGAACGAATAAGATGGCAGACAACTTGTCTTTTAAATGTTCATACCGAAAAAGGCAAAAGTTTAAAACCTACTGATTTAATTCAATTCGCCTGGGAGAATCCTACAAAAAAAGAAACTAAAAGAAGTTTGACAAATAACGACAAGTCAATATTTGACAAATGGGATAAAGAAGCATAAATGGCAATAGGTAAACTACTTTTAAAGCTGGGGATTGATACCACTAATCTCGATAAAGAGTTAGGTAAGGTAGAAAAATCTATGGCGAGATTTGGACAAAATATGTCTAATCTTGGTTCAACTTTAACCCAGTCATTAACACTACCTATTATTGGTGTCGGTGCTGCTGCTTTAAAATCTTTTGCGGATATGGAAAAACTGCAAAACGGTTTAATTGCCATTATGGGAAGTAGTGAAGGAGCTGCCATTGAATTAGAAAAATTACGAAAAGTTGCAGAGAATCCTGGTCTTGCTTTACCTGAAGTTGTTAAGGCTTCGGCTTCGTTGCAAAGTGTAGGAATGAGTGCCGACGCTGCAAGGGAAACCATAACTCAATTTGGCAATGCAGTTGCAAGGGCTGGAGGAGGAGCGGAACAATTTGATGGTGTAGTATTGGCTTTATCTCAAATTAGTGCCGTTGGTAAGGTCACGCAAGAAGATCTTAATCAGATAAAAGAAAGGCTGCCAGAGTTTGCAAGAGTAATGAAAGAAGAATTTGGCGTAGTTACTGCCGAAGGAATAAGGGAGCTAGGAATAAGTAGTGAAGAATTTATACAAAGGTCTGTAGGTGCATTAAGTAATTTAGAAAGAGCTAATGGAGGCTTAGGTAATGCTTTTGATAACCTTAAAGATAACGTTACCAATAGCCTTGCGGAACTTGGAAAAGCTATTAATAATAGTTTAAATTTAGAGGCAGTATTTACCGTTTTATCCGAAAAGATAAACTATTTAGTAGAGGGCTTTAAAGGTCTTAATCCTGCCACTCAGGAATTTATTGTAAAAACTGCTTTAATTGTAGCAGCTATTGGACCAGCAATATTTATAGTGGGTAAATTAATAACAACGTTTGGGGCACTTGCTGGAACAATAAGATTAATAAGAACTACTATTATTTTAATGAGTACTGCTATATCTTCGGCTTTTGCATCTATTCTTGCTAATCCTGTTATTCTTGCCGTTGTTACTGCCATAGCTGCCGTTGGTGCCATTGCTTTGTATGTTTACGATAATTGGAAGGCATTTAGCGATAATTTTAAAAACATTTGGATAAATATTAAAAACTCCGTAATGCAGGGAGTTACTTTTATTGTCGGTAAATTAGATACACTTCAAAAGTTTTTAGGTGTTCAATTATTTGATTTGTCTGGTATGACAAAGTATCAAGAAGAACAAAGAATAGTAGCAGCGGAATTTAAAAGCATTGGTGAAACAGTTGACAGTCTTAAAGGTAAATTTAAAAGTTTATTTGTAGCTACTTCAAAATCAGGAGGCAAAGGAGGTGCCGTTGTACCTGAAAATATAATAGAACCAACAAGTACAACGACAGTCGGAGGCATAGAAGGTCGTGCAAGTCCCGTAACTGCAATTACAGCTCAATCTACAGGCATAACAAATATGTTACCTACCTTAGATTTATTGGCTATAAAATTAGATACAGCATCTGCAAGTAATCAAAGATTAAAAGAAACTAACGAAGAGGTTAAAAATTCATTTGTAAACACTGAAGCTCAAATGATGAGTTTTGGAAATACAATGACAAGCGCGTTAATTGCGGCTACTGATGCTTTTGCTAATTTAGCGGTGCAAGGTGAAACCGATATGAAAAAGTTAGGTAGTGCAGCCATGCAAGCCGCTAGAATGATTATTAGCGCATACATAAAAGAAGGTGTAGCAGGTATTATAAAAGGTATATTAGGCGGCCCGTTGGGTAAAACTTTAGGGCCTGGAGCTATAGCCGTTGCAGGTGCGGCAGGTGCAGGTGCAGCCGTTTTATTCAATACGATGCTTAATAAAGTAGCTCCTCCAAAACTTGCAGAGGGCGGTTTAGCATACGGACCAACTATGGCAACTGTGGGAGATAACAGGAACAGTCGTGTAGATCCGGAAGTTATAGCACCTTTATCAAAATTAAAGGGTATGTTAGATGGTGGCGGATCACCTTACATATTAACCACCAGAGTGGCTGGAAGTGATTTATTAGTAATCATGGAAAAAGCTAGAAATATTAATTCAAGAATAAGATAATGGCTGCAAGATATACATCTACATTTTATTCAGAAAAAGGGCGTAAATATTACTTAGTAATAGATGACAGTACCTTTTCAGGAATGACATACGATATAGATGTTACGGGAGCGCAAATAGAATGGCAGGCGGATGTCGAAAATGGATTAGAAAGATACGCACCAATAATAGGAAGTAATTTTAAGTTTACTTTTATTATTGACACAGAACAAAAGCAATTATTATTAACCGATTTTTTAACGGCACCAGAAGGTAGATTTACTATTCAATTAATAGGTTACGACACATCTAATGCACCAAACTTTTATTGGTATGGCTATATTTTAGCTGATTTAATTGAGTTTGACGATATTCCTTTAGAGATGGGATATAATTACACCATAAATGCTATTGATGGCATAGGGTGGTTAAAAGGAATTGATTATAAGCCAGACGGTAGTGACATTTATCAAGGTGACGATACTATTATAAATCATGTAAATAATTGCTTACAAAAACTTACATACGTTCAATCAATATATGGCACATCTATAGGGGTTTTGGCTAGTGCGTTTCAATGGCATGAGGATTCATGGACGTATGATAGTTCTATAGACCCACTTCTTAGAATGAGGGTTAATCATAAAGTTTTTTACACGATAGATAGTAAGGGTAATTATACCTACATGAAGTGCTATGATGTTCTAAAAAGAATGATGGTACCATTGGGTTTAAGGTTCTTTTTTTCGGACAGGAAATTTTTTATGGTTCAGCCAAATACTTATTTAGATTCAGCCGTTACAATTAATATTTATTACCTAACATCTACTTTATTACAACAAAGTAGCTTTCAATCAAGTATTGAAAATGATAACTATTCCGAAACAAATAAAATGCTTCGTTTTAGTGGTGGCAAATGGGGATATTACGGGCATATAAAGGATTTGGATATTGAGTACGAACACATAGCTTCGGTAAATTTATTGTCAGGTAAAATATTTAATAATTTAAACACAGAATTTTTCAACTCAAAGGATTTAGATTATAATAATGATGAAGCTACTATAACATTTACTTCGGTAATGAAATATAGAGATAGTCAGGTAGGTTCAAGTACGATTGCAGAACACATAGTAGAAGGTTCTTTTGTTATTGAATTAAGACCTATCGTCGTACCATTAATAGATTTTTTAACGGCAAATCGTTCACCTGAAATTACTACTTGGACATTAGGCAGCGGATGGACTTTTTCCGATGGTGGCGGAGCTGCTTTAGGTCACGCAAAAGCAACCAACGCAACTGGCGATTTGGTTTACACTAATTTTACTCCTACAAATGGTGCGACTTATTATGTATCTTTTGGCATTGAGGTCACAAATGGAACGCTTGTTTTAAAAATGGGTGGCGATACTTTTAGCATTACAACTACAGGAGAATATTATGAAAGGATTGTTTGTATTTCAACCCAACAATTAACCTTTGACCCTAGCGGCACATTTAACGGGAAAATTAATTACGTTAAAATCAATCATGTAAAATACTGGCTAAAAAGGGATATTACATATAATGGATTTCAGCATACTTTTTCTGCTCAAAGTTGGGAGCAAACATTTAGCTATTATAAATTTGTTATACCGGGTGGAGCGACTACCTTACCTGCCGCTGGTGGAACAGTTGATAATATTATCGTAAATTGGACTACACCAACAATGCCTGAAAGTGGTGACGTTGGTGTAAGGTTTTTATTAAGCAGGATTCAAACGGCAACGGGAACAGATTTACTTACAAGCTATCTTAAATTTTACGAGTTAGGAAATTTATTTATGGAACATTTAGCGGCTGGTAATTTAGGAAGTCAAAATGATGTTATCGTTTACGGTTCTTTTAATAATGACACAAGTAGTATAAGTGTTAAAAAACGGGTGTTTATTGGTGACGGTCCATCATTAGGTAGTCCGGGTGCAATAAGAGTAAAGAACGACAGTAATACATGGCAAATAACCGACGGGACTGGATGGCGTGTAAAAAATATAGGTGACGGAAAAAACATTAATCAATTATTGGTTAATGAAATTATTAAAGGTCAGTTGTTTCCGGTAAGAAAAATGCTTAATATGTCTTTTCAGGTTTTAGACAATGATAATCCATGGTATCCTCATGTAGCCATTGAAAATAATGATGTTAAATTTATAATGGAAACGGCTACCATGGAACTTAAAACAGATATAGTGCAAGGTACATTTATTGAAATTATAGACCAGTCATAATGCCATACACGGAAAAAACAGTATTATTTAGGGGATTGGATTTTGATTCAGGTAGAACGCCAAATCATTCGGCTGGTGGCGTAGCCGGAACAGGATCTATAACGCCAACAAATAGCACGCCAAATACACAGAATAGTAGTGTTACAAAGGTGTTTAAAGAATCCTTTTTAGATAGCTATACAGCCATTTTAACCGTCACAAAAAATGCAGGCGTATTACCTTCAAATTTGGAACAACTTTTAATTTTCCAAAATGGTCAGGAATTAATTAGTAGTCAATTCTCCGTTGCTGGGTCAGTTATAACAATAGATTCATCTACTCATTACGATGGTTCTAATTATGTCATATTTTTTATAATTGTATAATGGAAGAAATTAAGGCACCAAAAAAAGAAAGAAAGTTTTTAAAAGCCATTGGAAATATTGGCAAAGTTTTAGCGGAAGAGTTAGTTATGGGAATAGCAAGAAAGTTTATCGGCAAAGTAGTTGATAAAGTTAAATTACCAAAAAAAAAGGAAACACTATCTTTATTACTATTACTTTCTTGCTCTATTGCCTTCGCTCAATTTCCAACAAATACCAACAAACAAAGATTAGGTTTCCAGACTACTGCCGACGGCTTAGTTTGGCGCGGTTCAATTTCCGATACAGCAAGCATTCAACCAACTACAAACCAAAATGCTTGGTTAATTATTGATACTGTTAATTTAAAAATATATTCATTTGATTTTACTTCCAATGTTTGGAATCAATTACCATCGGGCTCAACAGTTGATACAACATCATTAAGCAATAGGATTAATTTAAAATTAAGTATAAGCGATACTGCTGCAATGTTACTTCCGTATTTTAAAGATACTGACACATCATTGTTAAATCTTGTTTCAAGGCTTGGATTAAAATTAAATATTTCAGACACAGCTGCAATGCTTTTGCCTTACGCAACAAAAGCCTACGCAGACACAACGGGTCGATTATATGCAAGACAGGATTATACCACAGGCGTAACAACGTCAACTTTAACTTGGACACAGACAGACACGTTAATTCCTGGGGGAGTTACCTTTATTCAAGTGTATCGCAACGGACAAATCTTATTACCTTCTCAATACACCGTACCAACGTCAACAAGCGTGGTTATTTCAGCTTCATCATTCAAAGTTAACGATAATTACACGGTAATTTTTCCCCGTGGTGGTGGTGCTGGTTCGGGTGGAGGATCTGGAAGCCTTACTTCAATTTCAGGCGGAACGGGAATAATAGTTAATCCTAATCCAATAACAACCACGGGCACAGTATCGGCTGACCTTTCTGTATTAATGGAATTAACCGATACGACTTTATTGAACCTTACTTCCAGATTTGCATCAAAATTAAACTCAGCTGACACGGCTTCATTATCTA